AATGATTGACACCATGCCTCAAGTTGTCGCCAACATGTACTATGCAGTGGCCATTGGTCGTCAGCCTGGAATTTACCGTTCGTGGGCGGACACAAAGAAACAAGTCGATGGATTTAAGAACCCCAAATATCGCAAGTTCGCTACGGAAGAAGAGGCGAAAGATTTTATCGCATCCGTTTCATCACAAAAGAGAGTGCCGTCGGTTGTGGCACAGATGGGTGTTGACGTGGGTTCCGCGACCCCCTGCGAACCGGATGATCTTGTGGTTTTTACAGATGGAAGTGCCATCGGGAATGGCAAAGCTCATGTGAAAGCCGGGTTCGCCATGGTTTGGCCAAATCATCCGCACCTCACGGCAAGCCATCCTTTGGTCGGTGGCATCAAAACCAATAACCGCGCCGAATACACGGCGGCTATCCAGGCGATCGAAGTCGCCGATACCGTTAATCCTACACTAGATAAGCCATTGTATATCTATACAGATAGTATGCTTCTTATAAATAGTGTCACCAAGTGGATGTCTGGTTGGAAGCGGAAAGGGTGGAAGAAGGCGGACGGTGAGGAGGTCATGAACAAAGATCTCGTTATGCGTTTGGATGAGCTCGTGCAACGTCGGCGAGTTATATGGAAACACGTTGCAGCGCACACGGGCGGCACGGATTGGGAAAGCACCTGGAACGCAAAAGCAGATGAGCTTGCTAAAGCTGCAGCCTCCTAAGAAAGCATGCCGATATGTTGCTTTATTAGTTTCAACTCGTCACGTAACAATTGATTTTCTGTAGACAACTCTTGTACGGCACGAATCAAATAAGGTACAAGCTTTTCATACTTTATGCCAAAGTATTTTGGTTGTGTCGTACCTGGTAAATCGTGTTCAGTTATAACCAATGGGAAATACGGTTCAACGTCTTGTGCAATTAAACCAACGTCGGATTGACCTCTCTTATGAGCCACCGGAATGTCGTCCTTCCATTTATATTCAACCGGCCGTAACATGTTTATTTTTTGCAAAGCACCATCAAGCGTATGGATGTCAGTCTTGAGCCTTTGATCGGAGAATGTATTAAACCCGGTTATATCTCCACGTACCAACAAGTTCCCTGTATTGAAATTCAACTCCATGCAATCTTGGTAAGCTGTACCAGCGCTATTGTACCCACCCCATATCAATGCACCTTCCGACGTTGCTGCTGTCTTTCGTACCACTTTCATGTCGACAAGTGTTCTTCCACTCGCTCCTAAACCAGCCGAGGGTGCCAAATGGAATGATAATGAAGTGTATATATTTGCACTCGTAGATGTACTTGGGTTAACAATTGATAAGTTGCGATTAGTATCAGTAATATCCGTATTTACCGTATACGTTGCAGTGCTAGTTAAGGTTCGTGTATGCATTCCGTATCCAGTCACAGAGTCTCCCATGACGGTCGCACCATTGGAGGAGAATACAACTCTGTTAGCCCCCGACCCTGGATAAAATGCCAAGTTGGTGCTATTTCCGGGCTTGAAGATAGCCCACCTTTGTACGGTGTCGAAAAACTCGATACCTTGTTGTTGAGCGGTATCTCCTTGAATCCTGACATAGTTGTTGGTTCCCGTGTTAAATAAGTGTAACTTTCTACCGGTGGTGAGCGTACCAATACCAACGTTTCCATCTTCACTTAAGTACATTGTATTAATTGGTGTGGCAGCTCCGTTTTGAACAGAAAACGTCAAATCACATTTGTCTCCTGTTTTGGTTGTCGCGAAAATCTTACTCCTTACGCTTGTGGGAATACCAAATTCGATGCCGCTTATTTGTCCAACTGCACTTGTATCTGTTGTAACTTGAATCAAAGTATTAGTTGGCGTTACAATATGTAAGGGTCTCGTAGGATTTGTTGTTCCTATGCCTACATTACCACTTACTAGTAAGCCATTAGAAGGAGCTGCAACGGAATATGTTCCTACTGACAAACTCCCTTTGACATCAAGTGTAGAAGAAGGAGAATCTGTCAAAATGCCAACCATTGAATTCACTTGAGTTAGTGTAGTTGATGAGTGTATATTCGTAGAAATTGTATAACCTGTTCCCGATGTCGTTGATTCTACAATGGCAACATTGGCATCCAATGAAAATATCTTTATGTAGCAGGTAACATTAAAATTTCTCGTTGTTTCTGTGTATGAAAACATTTTTTTCACTAGTTTCAAGCTTGCTATTTTAGAAACCTCATCTAATCTAACCTCAAGGTCACAATCGAAAGGACCATATACCACAGGGGTTGAAACAAGAGGCAAAACTCTATAACTCAAGGGAGTGTTAGCAGGCTGAGCATTTGGCATGCAATAGGTCGTGATTGGAATAAAGTACTGTTTCGTACCTATTTGTAAATTTATGTCATTTGCAAATGTCATAGTCACTTCAACAAATGAATTGTATCCATTCGTTATTTCGCAAACATCTACATATGCTCCTGTATTACCGGCTGGTAGATTCTTTGTTATTGTTGCATGGGATATATTAGTGAATCTAGTTTGCCCACTATTGTTAATAACCATAACTTCCGCATTATCTCTCCGAACACTAAACTTTGTCCCACTCTTGTAGTTTATTGCCGTTTCTCCTGTATTAAATGCCAATAATGCATACTCGTTATTGGTTGGAGATAAAGAGGAATGCATAAAACCTGCATATATGTCATTGTCGTATAATCTACCGACATAAGCACTTTGGATTCTACTTGAGCCACTGACATCTAATTTATAAGATGGGTTTGTCACACCTATTCCAACATTACCATCAATTTGGGCAATTTGAGTAGTTGCATAAACCCCGGAGTTCGTTGCACCAGAACCAGTTGTCGTCGAAGGATTCACTGAAACTTGATTAGCACTGCTTTGAAATACCGAAAGCGTGCATGTAAAATTGTTAGTACTTGTTCCGGATATCCTTACCAATCGCAATGTTGACGTATTGCCATTAGTATTGATTTCCACCATCCAATCTTGAGTTCCTTGAAATGCACCCGTTGAAGATATCGGATTGAGGACGTAGTACAAGGCGGAGCTTATGAAATCTATAGCAGCAATATATGTACGCGATTCTGATGAACCTGATTCGCTATGAACGACATTCAGAAATATTGTGTATGCACCATTTGCGGCAGTTAACTCACATATGTTTGTGAAATCGTTTGCCGTGGCTCCCAATAATCGGGTGAATGAATGGACTTGCATGGTAGTTGCCAGCGTCACATTAGATGTCACCCGTGCACTTCCGTTAACATCGAGCTTGAATGATGGAGTTAATGGTCCGGTACCAATGCCAACGTTACCATTTTCGTCAATGCGCACACGTTCAGTTTGATTTCCCGCTGTTCCGGTTGTAAAATACAAACGTCCTGCGTTCGCTGATGAAATGTTGACGCCTATCCGCGCACGGTCATTTGCGTCTGTGGATGCACTGGAATGTCCGAAACCCATCCACCATTGATCTCCCGTTCCTGATGTACTAGAACAAACCTTGAACGTACCAGTATTGTTTGTGGTACCCAATACGACCAATGGCACCGATGGGCTTGTTGTTCCAATGCCGACATTACCTTGGACAAGCAAACCATCAGTGGGGGCGGTGCGTGTACCTGCATAGGATGCACCTATAGCCATAGATCCGTTCACATCAAATTTATTAACGCAAGCCGTAGTTCCGATACCGACACTTCCTTGAATGAGCAAACCATCAGTGGGGGCGGTGCGTATACCTGCATAAGATGCACCCACTGCCAATGAACCATTAACATCAAGTTTATTAACGCAAGCCGTAGTTCCGATACCGACACTTCCTTGGACAAGCGCACCATCTGAAGGTGCGCTGCGTACACCTGCATACGACGATCCTACTGCAACTGCCCCGTTTACATCCAATGAGTTTGTGTTGACCCCATTTGTGGTTTTAATACTAATGTTATTTGTAAACTGAAAGTTACCCATTGGAGAATCAATCTGCGTCCTATTTCCGTTCTTCGTGAAGCCTGTGAACACTTGGTTTGCTGCATCTGTGGCTTGTAGCCATTGACCATTTGCCAATGCACGAATAGGACCTCTTACATCTAAAGCTTGTGTTGGAGAAGTCGTTCCTATACCGACATTACCACTGACAATAAGACCATTGGTTCCACTAATATCTATTCCAGCATACGTACCGATAGCACACGAACCATACACATCGAGCTTGTTTTGTGGGTTGTTTGTGCCGATTCCAACGTTATTGAGAAAGTATGATGATGAAAGAGAAAAACATATACTATGAGCTTCCGCCGCGAAACCATATAAAAGTCGTCCTCCAAAATTTCTGTAACAAATATCTCCGGCAAGAGCGTCACCAAACCAATTGCCATTAACATATGCATATCCGATCCATGCATCGGAACCAGGAGAGCCGGATCCCAATGCGGATGGACCCGTTTTTGGCAAACCAATCCAAACTCCATCACCCTCAAAAGGTGAAATTGTGGCATTCTTTGGGAGGGTCATTGTGTCTGTAAATGTTGATGTTCCATATACGTGTAAAGACGTGGTGGGGTCATCCGTACCTATACCCACATTGGAGTTAATGAAGATGCTGGCATTTGGGGTGGTAGTCCATTGACTTGATGAACCTCCGCCTCCACCTCCACCACCACTGACGAACATAGAACCATTCTGATAAAGATTCCCTGTGAAATTTACGTCTCCAATGACATGCAACTTATATGAAGGATCCGATGTACCAATACCGATATTCCCGCTTAGAGCAGATTCGTATATATTACTGAAGCTATATCCATCTTTAGTTAAAGCGGAATAATGTTGTGCTCGCCAGCCTCGTGGACAGTATTCATCACCACTATAATCATTTGTCCGTAAGAGAAAAGGGTTGTTACCTGAAAACAACCATTGCGATGCGCCTGTGGCGAGGTATGAAGCTGTATTCGCTCCACTTGGCGTACCTTGGAAATCGGCGAAAGGGGATGTTATTGTTATGTTGCATGAGCTTGGATATTCATGTGTCTTATAAAGATACCATGATGAATTTGAAGAATACGACACATTAATACTTGTATTTGGATAGGGTATAACGAACTCATAATCACGTATGTTGTGTCCCATCGCATATGTATCACTAAGTACTTCTAATGGCACACTTGGTGTATAATTATCACCGTACCCATCTCCTATATATGTTGCAAAAGTGGGGTTGTTATTACTTGAGAAAACACATTTGTTTCCCGCGGTTGAAACTGTATTCTGATAGATGTCGTAAGCTGCTGTGATAACTGAATAAACATATTGTATTGAAGTTGCTGGGTACAATATTCCCATATCCCCTCCTAGATTACCATTAATATGCGTTGTATTTACTTGGCTTCCTTTTACACTCATCACTGCAACACCACCAACTACTTCAAAAATATGGGTCTCACTACCCGTAACCGATTGCGATGTTATTGTAGTGACAGTTTGCATGGGAACGGTTATTGTTTGAACGGGTGTTCCTTGTACACCTGTGGAACAATAGTACTTTATGATCACCGTAGAGAATGGGGAATACACATAAAAGGTATGTGGATAGGCTCTATTGTTCCAAGCCCCAAAATAACGTCCAACTGTTGCTAAAGGCACCATTGTATGGTTAAAGCCATCGGCATTGAAATCAACTGGCTTTCCATTAGTGTAGTACTCGTATCCAGCGGTTACCGCTATTGAACCAGATGTGGCAGTTGTAGTCTTAGAAACCTTTATTGTTTCGGTTCCAATTTTTGGGTCTAATTCATAAAGTATACTTCCGGCATATGGCAAAGCATAATATACTGTACCATATGACTCCATAGCTACAAACCGTCCAAGAGCGGGAGATCCTTGAAGGACGTCGGTTTCGCTTCCCGGGGCTTCATGAACGTGTCCGAATGATGCAACTTTTCCTTGAACATCCAATTTCAATACGGGTTGAGATGTGCCGATGCCAACGTTTCCGTTAGGTCGGTAAACGTTACTTGCATCCACGTATTGCCATATTGTCGGATCGAAGAATTGTTGATACACATATCCAGGTAGTTTAGTGGCAGTGGTGTTAATAAAAGATGGCCAAATAGATATATCAACAACATCTCCATATATAGCGGGTTTAGTCAATGTAACTGTATACACAGTCTGCGATGAAGTTGTCCAAAAAAGGCTGACGTCGAAATCCTTCAATGTTGAAGAATTATGAGCCAATTTCAAGCCATTTATATAAACATCTGTGTTGCTTGCCGATGAAGTATATACTCCTTCTTGAGTAATAAAGAAGCTTGATTGCTGGGAAGTTGAAATGACAAAGTTAGCTTTAACGGGGCTAAGTTGTAACGCATTTCGGATCGCACCAGTGTCATTTGCGATGAAGTACTGCCCTAGAACTGTGATATTGCTTGTGACTATGTTAGATGAAACTCCCAAATTGCCATTTACGAATGCATCATAACCTTGTGTATTTGTGGTGCCAACACCCACAGGTGTTCCTTTTGCAACGTTTATCGTGGAGCCGGTTTTAATCCAGTCGTAGGCCAATGGGAGTCCACCCTTTGTCAGGTTGCCCGTGATGCTAAGATCTCCTTGGACATCAAGGGTACTCCGAGGCAATGTTGTGCCTATACCAATATTAGACCCCGAAACTGTCAAAACGGTGACATTGGACGAGGAAGCCAATACAGTAGCCAAAGAGGAGCCCGCGGCCGGCTTTGTGCCCCATGTTTGTATAGAAAATTGGTTGGCCACCACTCTTATATTGGAGTTGTTGTTTTCCGTCAACAACGTAGCATACTGTGAAGCCATACTGGAGGCTACCTTACTACCAACACCTAATATTTTTACACGATAATGAACTTAAGGATTGGCATACTATGTATGTAGTTTGCATATAATGTTGGTGTCATTTCGCCCTTGCATTCCACTTAAAACCCGACACAAGTTGTTGCGGGCGGTGCCGAACTATGATTACGTGCAACCAAGTAATAAAGCATCACAGGTTCGCGCCCCATGGGCTGATGTCCAGCCAGCTCCGCCCATAGAAATAAGCTACAGTGATTTTTTAACCGAACTGTCCTCGGGTGACATCACACGTGTGGAGATTGCGCAATCGCAATTGGAGCTCCGCGCTTACACAAAATACTCGGATGAATTTCCACTGGGTGTCGTGTTACCAAAGGATTCCAATGTGATCACTGAACTTCTCAAAAAACATGTTGCCATTCAAGTCTTACGACCTAAGGAGCCATTCCTCGATGTCCCTACTCTTATCATGTACATATTTGAATTCGTGTTGTTTTTTGCTATTTTTCGTATATTCAGTGGACTTGGAGGAGGCGGTGGCGGGAATCCCCTCAAAGGATTTGGAGAGACGCAAGCTCGTCTTGATGAAGAACCTAAAACTGGTGTGACGTTCAACGATGTCGCTGGATGTGACAACGCAAAACAAGATCTTCGGGAAACAGTAGACTTCCTTAAAAACCCGCAAAAGTACACCGCGCTCGGGGCGAAAATGCCCAAAGGTGTGTTGCTCATCGGACCGCCTGGCACTGGAAAGACAAAATTGGCCAAAGCTGTTGCTGGAGAAGCAGGTGTTCCATTTTTTTCTTGTAGCGGCTCTGAGTTTGTGGAGATGTTCGTGGGTGTCGGATCAGCTCGGGTACGCAGTCTTTTTCAACGGGCAGAAGAAAAGTCTCCATGTATCATCTTCATTGATGAAATTGATGCGATTGGCAAAAAACGGGGTGGCGGAATGTTTGGGGGTGGTGGGCACGAAGAACACGATCAAACGATTAATCAATTGCTAACTGCAATGGACGGCTTCGCACCATCCAAGGGTGTCATTGTTCTTGGGGCTACCAACCGCCCAGAGATATTAGATGATGCACTCCTGCGTCCTGGACGGTTTGATCGGCAAGTAAGAGTGGATTTACCTGATGTGAGAGGTCGCGAAGCCATCTTAAGTATTCATGTCAAAAACAAGCCTATTGCCGACGACGTGGAAATTGATAAACTCGCCAAAGTTACTGTTGGATTTTCCGGTGCGGATTTGGAGAACTTATGTAACGAAGCGAGTATTTATGCCGCACGAAGAAGCAGTGTTTCGGTTTGTTCACAAGATTTCGACATGGCACTCGAGAAACTCACGCTTGGAGAAGAGAAAAGAAATTCTCTTATCACAGAAGAAAAGCGAGAGCTCGTCGCTTATCATGAGGCAGGGCATGCGCTTTTGGGTATGGTTCTGGATGGTTTTGACAAGGTACGCAAGATATCGATTGTTCCACGCGGCGTTACAGGTGGTGCCACGTATTTTGAGCCTAAAGAAGACACAGACCTAGTTACACGAGAATACTTGGAGCATCAAATCATGGTGGCGCTCGGCGGCCGAATTGCAGAAGAGCTTGTGTTTGGAGATAAATATGTAACCAATGGTGCCAGCGGAGACTTTATGAAGGTCACCGAGCTAGCTTCCATGATGGTGACCCAATTTGGGTTTTCTAATAATTTGGCACCAATGTACCTTGGAGAAAGTGAAGGTTTGGCAGGTGAGATAGATACGGAAATAAACAACATCGTTCAAGATTTGTATTGTAAAGCCGTTGTATTGATGAAGCATAATGAAGAAGTATTGCATGAGCTAGCTGGCGAACTTTTGGAAAAAGAGACATTGAATGAAAGTGATCTGCAAAAGTATGCGGAAAGGCTTTGCGGGGAAAGTATGTAAGAATTTCGTTGAAATCTTTCTATAATAATAAAAATGCATCCGCATTATTTTTTATTGGTATTCGATGTTAACAACCATAATGAAATTGATAAAATCAAGGCATACGTGATGGACAACTGTCACCCAGCGTGTTTATATTGGCGAGTGAGGCATGAGGTAAATGAACGGGCATATGAAGAGTCCGAAGGAAAATATAATTTGTTTTATCTGCATCCCAATAGAGATCTGATCAAGTTAGACATCGTCATCGTCACCCGGACGTTTATCGATCTTTCTACGGTATATGAATCGGTTGCCTGTAACAGCTGTGAATTTGAGTTGAGAATATTAGATGCCGTATCAGTAAACGCGGTCTTGCGAGATCGTAATTGGAAACATTGTTAAAAAATGATCACATTGTATTTCGGTCACAATGCAATGCAAAATGAATAACAAGTTGCTAACCAAAAACCTCCGTCGTTCTTTGCTTGCTTACCAAAGCATATTGCAAGGACCCCATGTTCCTATAAAAGAGGCAGTTTGGGAGTTTGTGTTGTCCCACGCCGCTACGAAGTCGGGTATGCGTTGTGATTGGACTCCAAGTAGTCATAAGTCTGGTTGTGATATGTCATTGGATGGTATCAGGTACTCATGCAAGACCAGTCGGATTGAGGTTTCGATAAAGAAGGGATTATGTGCCGATCATACGATGGTATCCTCATATAGGTTGACCAAATATGCAAAAGATCAGGATCCAACGGATCTCATCAAAGAAATAGATGAAATAAGGACAAACTTTGACTGCTATGCCTTGCTTGCACGGGAGTCAGTTAAAACAAAAGTGGCTCAGACAGAACATATCCGTAAATACAAAATATACTCGGTTCCAGCATCCAAGCTGAAAGCGAAGCGGTTGGAATGGTACAAACAGTCGAACGGTAATTGGATGGGGATGGGAACGGATTACTCCATGACTATCCACAAGAGCATGGCATGGCAGTTATGGATGAAAGTTCCACTATGTTACATTGAAGAAGACCAAGTTCAGGAAGTTGACGTGTATGATAGCATTAAAGCACTTGACCTTTGTGATCTATACACTTCGCTATACAAGTCGTGATCGTGCAAGCTGCACATAAGTTTCGTTTAGTTCATATCCTATGAATGGCAATCCTAGCTCTTGACACACTACAGCCTCGCTCCCCGAGCCTACGAAAGGAATTACTACAAGCCCGTTCTCTTTGGCCGCAGCTTTGATGAGTTTCCGACATATATCCAATGGTTTTTGTGTTGGGTGCTCCACGCGTTCGTTCTTACCGGCACCACCAGCCAAGGCAGGGATTTTGATGACATCCCGTGGAAGCGCGCCATTCGCATGCGCATGATAAACCGTAGTCTCATTCTTATTGTTGTAACGTCCTTTTGTTCCTTTGCGGAGTTTCCCCGCAGCGTTTCTCAAGAACGCATCTGTATAGGGCTCACGTACTTTATCGATATTGAAATTGGGTATATGTGAACCTTTCCATACACATAAGATGGATTCATGGCTTCTTTGCCAAAACTTGTTAGATGGGACGTTTTTGTTTGTGTAATGCCATACCAACCAGCGAACCTTCACATTATCCGGTAAAGCCCTTACTTGGATATGCGCAAGAATTTCCGAAAAGCCATAGATATATAATGTTCCATCTGGTTTGAGGATACGCAATGCTTCATGGATCCATTGCTTACACCACGACACATAGCGCTCAAACTCCTGACAATCACTTCCGTTTCCAAAGTCCTTACCAATGTTATATGGGGGATCACATATCACAATTTGTGCACATTCCGGCTCTAAACTCTTCATTCCTTCGATGCAATCGCCATAGTGAATCGCCATGTTGATAACTAAGTATCATTCACTTTAAATATATATAGATGCATTTTCCGAAGTTGCATGTTACGATGCATCAATGTTAAAAACGGGGACGTATCATTTATGAACTCCGTCTCGTTGAAATTCACAGGCGCCTTCAGTGCGATGTACTGTGTGTGTTTGGATACTTGGCCACAAAATTCAGAGAGTGGCATCCCCGAGATGAAAAGGTTGACGCGAGGTAACCTTTTGTAATCGGGTCCTCCCCATGGAGGGTCTATAAATATCAAATGTTGATGTTGTTGTTGACAAAGGAACAACGCGTCGCCCTTCATCACGCGGACATTATCGATACCCAACACTGCCATATTGTGGCGCAACAACTTGACACGATGGGGATCTTTCTCGAAAGCGAGAACACAATCAAAGTGTTTGGCAAACGAGTAGGTGTTACCACCAATACACGCTGTTGCGTCGGTGATAACCGACATTTGGGGAACGAATTTGAGTACATCTTTTGTGATCTTGTCCGCCGTCAATTGGTCGGTTGTACTATAAAGCGCTTCATCATCTAATAAGATGTGATTCCGAATGGTAGCATCCACAAACCGGAAAAGAAAATCTCTTTTTTCACACATATCATTACCCGTTAGACTCTTTTGTTTGCTATGTCTTAAATTCCGGCTTGATTGGATGGTAAAACTTGTTTTCGTTTGGTGTTTCTTCACAACATCTACCAAAATCTTCCAGTGTATGCCATCTGAAAGTGTATATACGACCAATCATTGTGTTTGGTAAACTGGAGGACGTGAAGCCGTTATCGTGGCATATCGTTGGAATAAAGCATTCTACGTATCCCGATTTTACTCCTAGATTCTCACGTAAGCATCGCATGAACCTGTGAGAATACCTTGACACTGGTACGAACGCACTCCACCGGCGTTCATACGGTATATCATACATTATCAACTTATGCCATCCATCCCACCTCTTATCGTTATGTTCGTGCCAACTAACAACATCTTTCGCCACGAAATCAGAAATATCATTGTCCATTTTCCGGAATGTCATCTGCCATGATCCGTTACATGCTACGTCGTATTCAATCAACCACATGAAATCATACGAGAGTTTCAAAGCGTCATACATTAAAGCGATATGGCTTTCGTATGTATCACGGCTACATACGTGTAGGTTATTGCGACCTTTGTAGATGTTTGTATTAGTAAGGATTACAGCGGGTCCTTGAAGGATTGTAGGAACTTCATGGTCACAATCAAAAATATTAAATCCTGGAAAACACGCGGCATCAAATGCCCCGTTTGTGTTATCAAAGCATACGAATATGTTTTCCCTTCCTATTTCTTTTGATAACTTGGCGATGTTATCCTCTACAAATTGGTTGCACACATGCGTAAGCACCGTATACACGTATTTCATGCCAAGCCGTATTTCATTAACCTTATACCATTTTACATCTTGAAATCAAAGCCGCTTCTTGACTAAAGTCGGACTTTACGTCCTTTATCTCACGCTTCAATGTACGCATACGTTCTTTCATCTCTTGTTTCCTCGTGTTATCTTCATTCATTCTTGTTTGCAACCCACCGAGCAGCTCGCGCTCAAATTGTGACATGCGCACATTGACCTCGTCTTTGCAAGCTTTTCGTTCCCTCGGCGTTGCTAGCTGTTGGCATTCTTCCACCAGCTTCTTTGTGTCCTCCTTGACTCGTGCCTTGGCCTTCTTGATTGCGTCTTTGCCCTCCAATATATGCTTATCTATAGTATCAACTTCTCGAGCCAGGGTTTTAACCTCCGCTTCTTGCCTCAGCTTTGTGCTTCGGGTCATTGGAACAATAATGTTTTCGTAAACGGGATATGAAAATTGGCGGGCATCCTTTTCTCGGTTTAAGTAACTGATATAACCGGTTATATCATTAAGGAATTCAAGCGTGCCATCTTTGCTAAACTTTCCGGTCTCGTCAAGGTATTTTGAAGCAAATACAGCGAATTCCTCGGGAATGTGCTCACGACGAGGACGCATAAGGTTAAGAAGCTTTATCATGTGCATGGGATCCGACGTGTACGGCGTCGCCGTCATTAGCAGCACCCGAGCAGAATCCTTCTCCGATTTATCATATGAATTAAGGATCGTGTTATAGATAAGATCAACGTTAGGCCGTTCGGATGGCGTCACGTCTGCGGCAAACAACTTATGTGCTTCATCAATAATAATAAATGTCTTGCGAAGGATGTCCTCACTTCCATTTCGCTTCACCATTTCATAATAAAGCTCATTCTTACCAGCCAACATGTTGCTGAACTGCTTGTAGCTGATAGGTTGCAGCCATTGCTTCGAAGCGTATTTCATTGGTGCCTTAATTGCGTCCTCTGGTAGTTCTCCCTTTCGTATCTTATCACGTACCACGAGAGAGCAGACATCTTTGTACATGTTCTTCCATATATCGGGTTTCAGAGTATGACGGGTTACCCATAAGATATTGTAACCATGTCGTTCCCATGATGTACTGGTTGTTGCTACAGCTGAACATGTTTTGCCGGTACCAACAGAATGCCACAAAAGCAGTCCTTTGTATGACGAGTGTGGCTGGAAATACATACGAACAAAATTTTGGGTCTCATTGAAGGCAACAATGTTTGTTCCTCCGTGGTCGATGCATTTGTTCTCTAAAGTAGGCTTTGGCCATGTGTACTTACTGAAACGTTCTGCTATATATTCCCGCATTTGCCAGAAGGTCTTTTTGCCTCGTGGTGCATTGACCCTTTTCGTAGGATCTTGGTGCCTTCGCTTCCTTTTATTCTTCCTTACGCCTCCCGTTATAAGCCCCAATAGAGAACGAAGGCCGCGCGATGACACATCATCATGTTCATGTATGCTAAATTCATGAACGTTCTTAGTAAGGTCATGATCTACCGCACCCATGACACATATTTGCTCTAATGTATTGGCAAATACCAGTTTCCGGACGTCTATCCCGCTTTCATGTAAGAACATCTCAAACATACGAGTGCTTTTGTATTTACCTTGAATATCATCGGGTATTCCCACCTCATACCTATATACATTGAGTGGCCACCCGAGTTGTGGATTAAACTCCAATCCTTTTTGGCCACATAATCGCGTACCGCGACCAATCGCTTGCTTTTCGTCAGCTACACTAATAAGAGGCTCAAACAGGTGCACATATTTGACATCAAAAAGGTCAATCCCTTCCTTGAATCCTTGGTCTAGTATAATGAACCTGATGAGTTCACCGTGAACATTGTCTGGTCGGCTATTGAAAATATCCAAGATGCGCTTGCGGAACCGCACCCCGAGAGGTTTCTTGTACAAAGTAGTAGAACAAAGAAGAGCAAAAGTATTTGGTGCGGTAAGGTCTAAAGAGAAGTTGCCATCAAAGGCCGGGTGGAAGCCTTTTGCCTTGAAAGCGGCGGCCAACAACTTTCCACCATACGCCGACGACTTGATGTCGGTAAATATCATGTGTTTAAACTTATGACCATGAGATTTCATATCCTCATCATCGAGTTCCTTTATCTTATCAAACAAAGCAACCATTTTGGGACTAGCTTGTGGCATCATCTCCAACATCTTTTGACCATTGAAAGTTGTATGGTCGTATGCTACCGCTTTATCCGTTGTACTCCAATTAGCCACCGTCCGGATACACTCCGCTTTTTTGTTCATACTATATGTTTTTGGGAAAACATTTTCCCTATGTCATTTCGTGCGGATAACACAGGTTGTGAACGTACAGAGTTGATTGACGTCCGACCCTTTGGGCTCGTCCAATTGCTTGCACCTTGTCGGATGCCATTTTGTGGAAGATGACTACATCCGTTGCGCAACTGATATCGATTCCACTTCCTGCATGGTGTGTATTCAAAAGGATAACGCGTAGATTACCTTGCTTAAACTTTTCCAAGATGTTCATCATTGCTCCAGTGGATCCTTTTATTTCAGCGTATGTGATTCCATTAACATCCAATGCATGCATAATACTATGGAATGTTGTATCTACGCGCGAAAAGATCAAGAATTTCCCGTGTGGCTTTTGAGACAATATATGAAGTAATGTATCAATTTTGTCCATTATTGGATGGCTTGAATGAATAGGATTGTCTTGTTTCTGTTGGACAATTGCAACAAGTTTGTCTGATTTTATGGTTGCTCGACATTCAGGGCACGTCGCGCTTCCTCGCATCCATTTGATGAGACAAGATCCACAAAATATATGAGTGCACGGGAGTATGATGGGGCTGTGAAAAGATTCATAGCAAATGGAACAAGTTTTGTTTGATAGTTGGGATACCCTTTCTTGTAAGCTTTGTAACCTATCTTGAAGGCGGGTGATGTCAACCTGAAGGCTTGCTAATTTACTTTGCTTTTGTTCTTGTGGAATCTCCAAACTTTCCACATAGGTAGTTTCAAGTTGTTTGTTTCTGATGTCTTTCTCAAGTTCTCTTGTGACAATGGCTACTATATCTTGTTCGGTCTCATTGGTTCCACCCATCTCGCGGATGGCTCCGGCAATGTCATTTGCGTTCACGCGCTCTTGTGCAGATGGGTTTAGGAAAGGTTGAACGACACTGATATGTGACGGAAGATTGCATATATAGTATTGTTCAACCATGTGCGGAACGACGAACGAGTTCCTTACAAAGGACTCCGTACCTCTTATTAGAAGATATGGTAGATTGTTATCAGTTACAACATGTCTTAGAGTATATACCACATAATTCCTACTTGATGCTATGCATGTAGGTAGCTGCTCATATGTAGCTGTTATCAACCATATAAACTTGAAGTCTAAACATGGTAGTTTGCTTACAATGTCATGGGCTTCATCAATGATAATACGATCCCAAGCAATTGCTGCATTTCGTGTATAAGGTCCGTCATAATAATCCACCAATGTTGCAAGGGTCGTGCTCTTAATCAATACAACATCATGGCTCTCGAAAAAAGCCTTCAAGACTTCTTGAGATGACCCTATAGGAGGGCATACTCGACGGATGACATGTAGCGAATCAAGTGCCAAAACTTTTAGCTCTGTTTGTTGTTGTATCGTCCGCAGCCATTGCATGTATACCGGACCGCGTGGAACTACAATCAATGTGGTATTGATGAACATGTCCATAGGAGTAGTCTCGGGTCTCTCACATATAGCAGTAAACTTCGCTACGTGCCTTCCGTGAAAGCTGTATATATTGTCCATGTCTCTATGTATATTTGTAGTGGGAACGGACGCTACCAAGGCCAATGCGGTAAGTGTTTTTCCGTATCCTACCAAATCCCCGAATACTCCCACATTGGTCTTCACTTGAAGGCGCCCGCTGTAACCTAAATTTACACGAGCCACACGGGATGGACGCGGGATGGCATCATAGTGAATCACTCCATCTCTCTCCATACGCATAGCTTTTTCAACCGCCGACAATTGGTGTGGTTTCAGTATTGTTTTTATCTTAGTAGGCTGAGCAGATGCAGGGTCGGCTTCATCCAACTCCGCTTTATATATATGTGGCGATGCCATAATAAGAGTGTGTCGCCCATTCCTTTATATCTGGGCTTTCAATTGTCGATATAAGTTACCTTGGTATCCAAACCACCCATGGTGTTTTAATGTTACGTTTGTTACAACGTGAATACTTCCGCCGATCTCTGTCCACAAGCGGCTAAACCCGTAATCCTCGCTCTCCAAGCGTTTAGTTTTGGGATGTATGCAGATAGTAAAAAAGTCGTAAAAGAAATCTTTGGCGATTTGGCTGTGATAACCATCTATATCATTCTCATACTTCCTTTCTGGATAACTTTGGATGAGTTTCTCAAAAACCTCCCTCTTGATCATAAGGAATCCTGTTGTGATGTAGGAAGCTTCCATTATTTCAGCTACTTCATCCATTTTTTTAAGATGTACGGATGTCTTTGTGCATACTTCCAAAGGAGATGGTGACTGGTGATTATATTTGGATAAATCAAGCCATTTCTGCGGGTATCCGGCACCTACTACTTGCTTATTAGCTTGAAGCAAGGCAATCACATCTTGGGGGTCGAACTCTATATCAGCGTCTATGAAGAGGAGATGCGTATTGGATGGGTCGGCAAGGAAGTGGGCGACAGCAGCGTTTCGTGCGCGATTTATCAAGCTGTCAAAGACAATCGGATAAATGGTTATATTCAATCCGTGGTTTTGAGCAAAGGTCACTAGTTTCATCATAGACATCATGTATTCTGTATTACATAGATGGTTATAGCATATTAACGGTACAAAGATAGTCATACGTAAAAATGATGATCCATTGTGTGTTTAAGTAGGTTCCATAAAAGTTGATTTTAAGTATATATTGTATATGGATCAAAAATAATAAGAATGGCTTTCACTTCCATTTACGCAAAGCGTATGACCCCGTTATCTGTGTATGTTTGTAAGTATGGACAACATGAATGGATTGAATTGTCTTTGGTAGATATAAGATTCATCAAGAGCACAAAGGATAAAGGCAAAGAAGAAAGGATGTTCCATATCCATCTAACAGACTCATTCCACGACTGTACGATGATCGGGACAGAGGTTTATGAATCCGGGTATACTTATATGAGTTTGAGAGAGGAGGGTGATATGTCTCATACCCCATACGCTTTATTGATTCACAATCTGTAAGTGTTGAGCTTAGTTGAGGAAAAAAATGAAGAAATGTACATCATTCAACCCGGACTCTCATCAAAACCTATATATTGACTACCGATCACGATGGTGTTTCACATTTACCAGCCCCGTACCAGCTCTTTTAGCGTGGGTTACGAGTGTTTTGAGGATGAGGCCGGTACATGGCGCCTCCGGATTTGGGACGAGGATGGGGATTACTTCTATTTCTTCCGGGTGTTGATGTGTCCCGAGATCGACCTGGTGTACATCACGCATTTGTTTGCGTTCGCTTTCCATTCTTTTGACGATATCGAGGACGCCCATGATCCGTGGGCGTTGGATGACTTCGCATTCTCCGTGCTTCACGAGATCTTCCCGGGGTTTTCGGTGGTACGGCCTTTCTCCCAAGCGCATTTCCGCACACAAGTGGCTGTCTACACCAACCAACGTCGGCGTGCTTCCTCCGCCCTCATCCCCTTGGTTCCCGAGGACGTTGCCTTCCTTATTTCTGACCAATCTTTGCCCGAATGGACAAGATATGAGTTCACGGAAGTCAACATGGAGACCGCCCTAATGGCGCCTCGTTCTAACTATAGAGCGATCCTCGCCACCCACTTTTATGTGGTGTAAATGCAAACACAGACACACACACGAAAAGAAAAAACAAAAAAGAGCTTGGATTTTGGTGGTTGGTTTACAAGTATAACTTCTCACTTTTGTCATTTGCGATGTCTTGCCGGATTTGAGTTTGTGTTAGAAGCTCTTCAATGTTGTCTAAGTAATCCGTTGGATATCGGAAGAGATAATCGACAATCGAGGACATGTTAATTTTGATTCCTTTAATGTGCTTATAAAATTCAGCAAACTCCGATTCGTTTTTTGAGTCAGTGATATCAAAAAACGCGGTTCTGATCTCTTGATGACGTGGATAATCGAATTTCAAGATACGATCGATCCGACCGGGGCGAATAAGCGCTTGATCAAGATGGTCTGGATTGTTTGCGGTCAGAAACATCATTACACCATTCCCTTTCATCATCGTTCCATCCATTATATTCAAGAGGGCACTAAAGCTTACATTATTGTCCTTGCTATCCCTATTCACAAAAAACGCGTCTATGTCTTCCATTAAAATAATCGCATCATCACTTATGTCAGCCATGAGTTGCACTAGGTTTTCGTCATTCAAACATTTACTGAAGTTCAAAACGTAAAGAGGACGTTTGTATTTCAGGGCGATCGCCTTAATCAAACTACTCTTTCCAGATCCACATACTCCTGCTAATAGAAAGTTCAACTTGTACGGCCTCCCAAACTCGATATATCGTTCTTTTGATGCAATGAAGCCGTCGATGTGACGTATTATGGAGACCTTCATCTCGGGGTCAATATATATCTTTTCAAAAGGTTGAGCGTAGATTGTGTTGAAGGATTCCCAATAGCCACGTGACCTCGAGTAGTATATCCTGATCTTATGTTGGTCAACGGGACGGGTATACAATAATGCCGAGCGAACAAAGTTATGGAGTACTTTTTGGTTGGGATGTTGCACACATATTCTTAAATAATAGTCAATGCACGTTCCAGCGAACGTTGGATCTCCTTCCTCTTTAATCGTGATCAAGAAGGTTTCATCTTCGTGTCTCCATATGTGTTCGCCGAGTCCCGGTGAGAAAGTATAGTTCTTACCCTCATTATCAGTACATTCTAAGTTGACAAAATGGCTTTGAATGCTATAATGATCCTGGTCAAAGTCGTTATCCGCAAGGTATTTAAGAAAGGTGGTACGATCATGAGAACGGATGTCTACTGTATATAGCTTGGATGCCATTAGTTATTTGATGATAAGGAACACTTATATCGATTTTTGGCGTGCTTCCGCGGCTGCTTGCTTAAAAACAGCTATCGCCCGAGCCGACGCTTCCTTGTGATCAACAATGGGGTGTGGATAGTTTACATCAGGGTACTTTGCACGGACTTTGGGATCGAACCATTTGTGAATATCCGCGGGTGCTACTTTCTCAAGCTCGGGTACAAATCGTTTTATGTAGATTGCATCTTTATCAAATTTCTTAGATTGGATGTACGGATTGAACGGTGCCCGGAAGTACAATGTCGCGTCATAACCGGTGCTGCTAGCCCAACCCCACCCCGCAGTGTTACTATAAGTGTCAGCATCCACCAATTGCGTATAAAAGTAGCGGGCACAATCCCTCCAATCCAAAAGAAGATATTTTGTTGCAACGCTCGCAACCAACATGCGAACGCGATTATGACACCAGTTCACTTGTTTTAGTTGTCGCATTCCAGCATCCACCAAAGGAAACCCGGTTGCCCCTTCCTGCCACGCTCTGGTGAGGTCTTTATCGTATCTCCATGGAATGTGTTTGTCGAGCTGCTCATGTGGCGCCACTCCTCGTTGAATCCGTGGGTTTAAGCCATATAGTTTCAAGTAGAACTCTCTAAATATGAGTTCACGAATCAAAGGATGATCCCGTGTGCCAAACCGCTTCACACATTCCCAATATACTTCCCTGATACTAATTGTACCAAACTTGAGATGTGCAGAAAGTTTAGTAGTTCCTTTCTCTTGAAAAGGATAATCTCGGGTTTCCTTGTATTTTGCAAAATGCCTAAGTTTGTTTAAGACAAGTAATCCATTAGGACGTCCACCCCTTTCCGCCAAATTGTCATTGTGTCTGTACAAATTCACGAGCTCCGCCATCCGCATTTCACCCGGAAATGTACCTCCAACAAACTTAGCGGTGTTATGACGGTAGTTGTCCACCTCTCTTACTTTCAGGTCTTTGAGGTACCGTTTGTAAAATTGCGCTAAAATCGTGTACGGACGAGAGTCAGGTAGCAGCCCCTCGTTCATTGGAAAAAGCCCATAATCCTCATGTGTTTTGTATTCCACTCCATGTCCTCGGCACCACTTTTGTATTTCCGCATCTCTTTTTCGGGCATACACACTGTAATCTTCATTTTGGAATAACTTTGAGAACGCCTTGTGTTTGTAAATAGTGTCCAAACATTCTATGTTGTCGCCTTTAAACAAATGAATGTTGGGTAAGTGCTTAATTGATTCACACATAAACTGAACTGCGGCATGTGAGAAGTACTTGTTCCGCACAGAATCTATCTGTTCAGGGGGGAAGATGAATGCTAATATAACATGTTCCGATTCTTTGCAAGCCGCGATCAATGCAGTGTTATCTTCCAAGCGGATATCACGATGAAATAAGAACAGAGAAACGGTCATTACTATATAGGGTTATATAAATCATTGTGGCATTTGTGGCCACTCAACTTCATTGGGGTCAGTGTACATTTCCGGGATGTCACGCAACCTGGCTCTGTATTCTCTCCATTCCATCTTTTTATCCTCAGTTAAAGGACTGTCATTGAATTGCGTCCAATCAGATTCGGACAAAAGCCTATTTCGTTCATTCTTAACGATGTTCCATATCTTTTGCGTAAACATTGCTGACATTATAGAATCTTCTATGATCTCTATTTCACCACTATCATTTCGTATTGCCTTCATTCGACATGGATCGGAACCGGCAGGGAAAGGAATATGATCTTTTTGTTTGGGGAAGTCTGAGAAATAGTACTTGGTTATTTGCAATGTAGTGGGACAAACCTCAGCGTAGAAAGACATCTATCCTTGAATAAACATATTTATATTGAATACCCCACGATAACGTATTCACCAGATGAACCACTTAGTGTGTTGTTTGTGTAATTCAGCAAGTTGTATTGAACAAGAGTCGTATCTGTCGTACCCTTAGAAGCAAAACTGCCAAATGTATGGCAAGATAATCCTGAAGTCCGTGTATAGTTCACTTCCACCTTTGTTTGTAAGTTGATTTCAGTCCCACTTACATCGCTATTGAATACCGTTATTTTTGCTGTAACGGGATTGTTTCCTGCAAAGTTTGCGACCACCGGACCATCACCGATTGTATTATCGGCAACTGCTATATTGCCTGAAGATTGAGCTACAAATATGTTATTGACGTTATTCGTTGTACGGTAAGAGCTTGCGAGGGTCTTATCTCCCGCGCCTGTACGCACAAGCGCATTATGACCGGTTCCTACTGAGTTTGTAGGGATGTATGTGAAGTATATCTCATGAATGTTATAGTTACTGGTATCTAACTCAAATATGAATGTGGTTCCAGAGAGGAATCCCGATCTGTAAATTGATGGCACGCCTTTTGCAGTACCGTTGAGATGAAAGTTGGCTAACGGTTCGACTATACCAATGCCCAAGTTTCCGTTGATGTATTGCGCACCTTGTACGTGTAGCTTTTGTAACGGACTTCCAGTACCAATGCCTACTTGCGCATCCCCGCCTACAAATAGTGCGGGAATTACACTACGACTGGTGGCTACGCGAAGTGCCGGTAACGTGTTTGTGTTTTGAAATATAGACAGCGCGGCGGTGTTTGTTGTAGCACGAATGTCAAGTAAAGAAGTAGGATTTGTAGACCCTATACCAACGTTGCTTCCAAAGAAAGATCCGTTAGTAACATGGAATGTTTGCAATGGATTCGTGGTGCCAATTCCCAAGCTACCATTAACGAATTGGACTCCTTGAACATGTAAGGAAGAAAGAGCATGTGAAGTACCTATACCGACATTAAAGTTGAATGTGATGTTTGAAAGAGTTTTATCAAAAATTGCGTACGACATAAGTCCGTATCCCTACATAGAAGAATTTATTTTTCACATGTAGCTCATGGCGATTGTGGCCAAACAACATTGTCTATGTTTGATATCGTATTAGGAAGATCTCTAAGGGCTTGTCTGTAAGACAACCATTGATTCTTTGTGACCTCATCCATTTGGACATCTGGTAAAACAACCCAATCGGTTTCTGCCAACCTTCTATTTCGTTCCTTGCGTAGCTCGGTGAATCTAGTTGCTGTTATTACTGCTTTCTTCTCTTCATCTTCCACAAACATTAAGTTTCCTTCATCGTCCTTGATACACATTGCAACTGTAACGTCAATGTTACCGGGCATTTGTATATGCGGCCAACTCCCTTTTTGTCCGTCGAATAATGATACCTCTGACATATATGTTCCATATATCTGGAGATCTTCTGGATTGACTATGGCAAACCTAGTATTCATTCTATTACTTATGGAGCTACATTTTTAAATGGATGATTTGAAGGCAATACAGTGCCGTTGCCCCACCATTTCCAAGCCAAGAAACCTTCAAGGATTTGACGGTTATTGTTTGTAAGGCTTTGGTTATACAATGCAAGTGAACCCAAACCACCGTTGAGCGTTTCAGAAACCCCAAGGTAATCGTTGCCTATATAGAAGGAAGTAAAGTTCAGCGCCGTCAACCCAGATATGGTTTGTGAATCCGTACTAGTCAATGTTCCGTTTACGTAAAAATTACGTGTGAGGACAGATGCAGATATAGACCCAGTAATTACGACAATATGAGGAACATTGTCTGTAAAATTAAACCCACCTGCTACTACAACGTTATTATGAACCATTTGATACAAAGTACGATCACTGGTTCCATAGTATACTCTTGAGTAACCAGCTACATACGATGAATATGCAAGGACTACACTGTTCGCAGAAGACTTGAGAGAAACTTGTACAACATATGCAATTGTGAAGCTCGTGAACGTGGTACTTGCCACATTCAGAAGGCGCCCATTGACCCCTTGGAAATTTACCATGGGGAAGCCATTCAATGCCGTCGGATGATATGCCGGTTGGTTTCCAGCTGTTGCTTGGGTAGCGTGTCTATTGTTCCCCGATAAATCGTTCCATTGAGATATCATGCCTCCAGACACAGACAGTCCGGTATCAGCTGAGTAATAGTTTTGTAATCCTGATATATACAACGGCGACCAATTATATTGGTTGCTTGATCGCAATGATGTGTATATGGTTGCAACTTCACTTTGCGAAAGAACACATCCGTGTAACTCCACAAAAGCATAGTTTCCGATCATTGAGCGAGTACGATTGATATCTCCGACACTAAATGTTCTTGACGCATTGGTGAATGTTCCAAGCGTGCCTGTTGTAGAAATGTTGGTACCGTTCAAGTACATATCTCCAGCGGATGTAAAGACATAATGATTCCATGTCGTCGCCAGGCAAGCAACTGAGGCTTTAAGAATAGTACTTCCATTGGTATTGAATATATACAGAAAGTTGGAGCTGTCTAGTTGAAGTTGAATCCCATTATTATCAGTACCTACTGCATAACTCCATAATACCGGGGCATTGCCGGCATTTTGGGTGAACATGAACATTATCTCTAGCGTGAATCCTTTCGTGATATCTACAAGAGTAGAACTTGATATAGCGGATACAGTACCACTCGTTATCGTTATGTACTTTGGATTGGCATTGTACGTTGGTGCTGTATTGAAGGTTGCTGTAAACGTGTTCCCCGAAATATCGTACACAGATGTGGACGAGGTTCCAGTGTATGATCTTGTATCAGTGAAGTCATATATAACAATTGGGAATGTAGAAGTGCGTGTGCCTCCTCCTACATATGATACTCCGAAGTACCTCCATACATTATTTCCAGCGGCTGTGCTTTGAAATATTGTACCGTCTGTGAAGAAACAAACATAATCACCCACGTCCAAGTACGTCACCACCGAGGCCGTACGGTAATGGAAACCGGTAGCATTTGTTTCGTTATTCGTGAATGCCAGAGGATGGTTGTTGTTTCTCCTGATATGTATGTTAACATTACCAGTTGATGAAGTGGAGATAGCTGAAAATGAGACCAAATATAAACCACTATGTTGTGCAGTAGCGTTCGTGCTGTTTGTGACCGACATATTAACACTACCTATGGCTGTTAATGCGATGGTACCTGTGGATGAGGCAACGAACTCGCCCATTAAGTACGGGACATCATATGAAACATAGCCCATACAAACAATCTTAGCATCAGCGGTCGTTGTTCCGATACCAACATTCCCTGTAGATTCCGATGACAATATAGGCAGGTTTGCCATGGAAATATTGAATACGTCAACCGGGGTTATAGTGTTGGATATGAGAGAAAGGAAGGGTCTATATTTGTTGATAAGGTATGACTCGACCGCTCCAATCTCTTCGATAGACAACTCTCGTCGGTACACAATTACTTCCGCCACATTCCATAGTGTACCGGCACCTTTATTTAGGCCGTTATTTATGGACAATTGCGCAGCTACACCACTGGTGAAAGAGGATGAAGTCCAATTTGTCCCTTGACCTCTATATACATTTCTTTGATCCGTAGACACAACCCATCCGTTTCCATACTTGTTTACAGTATTAGTAATATACCCGGCGGTACTTCCGTGGAATGCGACTCCAGAGGATCCTATATCAAACCCAGATAACCAATTTTCATCCACGCCGTCAAAAATCCGGCCGGTTAAAGACGTAGGGCTCCGAGCTACGTGAAAGAGGGTGTAGGATGGGGGAAGAATAGTTGACGGAAATGTGAGTCCAGTTGTCAATGAGTTACCGTATAAGTACTTTAAGGTAGAGTTGCTGAATGTTGTGGTTGCAACACTACCATTAATGGATGTAATATGATTCCCACTTCCTGAAATGTCATTCCATCGTGTCCCTGTCCAGGAGTCCCCTGTATACCATCCAATACAATCACTAATGGACGACGGTAGCTGCATACCCACGCTTACATTTGTACCGTTCACGGATTGAAACGCTATAACTGTGTTTTGATTGATAATGTCCACTTCGGAGTTGAGGTCTAGCGTTGAAGATACAAGCGCATTCCCAGCCACAAATGTTGTAGTTGTTGCAGGTGATTCTCCAAAACCGACATTTCCATTCGGAGTCATTACCATAACAGAATTGCCCAATGACGTAGCTGAATTACTCCACGTATCCAATTGAAATTCGGAGTTAGAGGATAGGGCTATGTTTCCCTCATGGACGATGACTTTGTATACTTGAGACGATGTTGTTCCGACACCCACCGTAGATGTAACTATCGCATCACCGTGTACATGAAGTGTGCTAATTGGTAGAGTCGTGCCTATACCTACGTTTGCACGGAATGCAATATTTGAATTATTTTGATTAAATTCCGTGTATAAAAAGGACATACGCTTCTAATTCTACGAACATGATTTTTTCATCCGATCATCACCATGGAAAAAGTACGCCAAGCATCGAATGTCGTGGTGGCTCCATTTGAGTAGATTGTTCCCGATGCCGCATAAAAGTCTATATAATCGGTTGTGAGAAGGGAAACAATCACGGTACCAGAACGATAGTGCCATCCGGAAGTATTTGTTTCGTTCAAGGTTTGCAGTACAGATGTTCCATTTTTTCGAATATATATATCATATCGCGCGGTATCCTGGGCGTTTCCATTTGCACTTATAAGGCTACTGAAAGTAACGACATAAACTCCGTTGTAGGGTGCATAAAGTCGGGTTGAACTTGATACAACGATATCCCGACTTTCCACCCCAATCAGAGTTATGGCCAATGTCGAACCACCTACGAAGAATCCACGTATATATGGGGTTAAGTCACGGATGACACCGTCTACATGAAGTTTTGCTATTGGGAAAGTTGTTCCAATCCCAACATTTCCTAACGAGTTTACCACCATCAAGTCCGTACCAGACACTCCGGCACGGAAAGGAAGTGCAAAATTATAAGACGATGAGAATCCCGTGGTGGTGGAACCATATTTGTTGATAAGATACGCTTCCATGCTTGTGTACTCCGCAACTGTAAGTGTTCTATTGAAAACAATGATCTCTGCAATAGCCCAATCAGAGGTCTCTCCCACCCAACGGTTGATGCCTAAATTCGCACTTATTCCATTCGAAATTGTAACATTGTTGCGTGCTTGTCCTTGAGATCTGTAAATATTGTTTTGGTCTGTAGAAATAACCCAATTCGTGCCATGGATATCAGTTTGAGCCGTTAACCATGTATTGTGATACGCAACTCCTGCTTTTGAAGAATGGTGTCCAGAAAGCCAATTGGCAGAGGTACTTACGGAAGTGACAATCCTTCCCCTATTTGCTCCGTTGTACTTTGTGACATGGAAGAGGGTGTACGTTGAAGGCAGAATTGCGGCAGGGAATGACATTGCGTCATTGGTATCCCCTGATAAGAACTTAAGCGATGAATTAGGAAACGTATTTACAGTAATTGTACCAGTAATATTTGTAACATGATTGTTATTCCCAGATATGTCTGTCCATTGTGTCCCTGTCCACGAATCACCTGTGTACCATCCAAACAAATTTAAGGTTACGGGTATGGATGGTACCATGTTAAATGTAGTACCTCTCACGGATGTGACCAAAGCATATGCATTGCTATTCGAAATGAATATGTTGTTATTTGGGTCGGCATTTGAACTCAATGTTAACCCCCCACTTAACATCATCGTTCCGTTCACGTCAAGCTTTGATCGTGGCAAAGTTGTACCAATACCTATGTTCCCAGTAGTGCTTATGCAAAACGCATTTGACCCAAGGGAAGTGTTAATACCAAAATTGGGTGTCCCGTTTGCTGTAACATCTTGACAAAGTTGCCAATCTCCTATTTGGATGGCTGCTCGTCGGGATACTCCACTACTTGGTGGTGCGACGTAGATAGCAACTGGGGTGGATCCTGTCAAATTGTCTATGTGCAACCTTGCTAAAGACGGGTTTGTAGTACCTATACCAAGATTGCCCGCAATGAACTCGCTACCTTGCACACGACACAACGTGGTAGCGATGGTTGTACCAATACCAACATTCGCATTCAAGAATGAGATATTTGAGCTAATCTTGTCGAATATTGCATATGACATGTATGCTATCTATATCTGTGTACATGATTTTTTCAACTCTCGCACCTCATACGCGAGATCCTTTATAGATTGAACCAACACAGGAATCAATTTGGTATAGTCCATGGCATATAAATTTTGATCGGTAACATGGTATACTGCTTGCGGGATCACCTTTTCAACATCTTGTGCTATCATACCTATTTCCTTTTGTTCACCGTACCGTTGTTTATTCTTCCAATAGAATGATACAGGATTCAACTGCTCTATTTGATAAAGGCCATATTGAAGAGGAGTTATATCTTCTTTCATCCTTTCATCGGACACCGCGAATGTCAAAACGCCATTTTGGTCTACTACTACCGTCCGTGTACCGACTCCTGCAAGATAATCTATCCGCAAGTTACCGTTTGCAAGGTGCAACGTTTCTTGTGGGGCTTTCGTACCGATCCCAACGCCATTTGCGTTGACATACATGACTGTTTCGCTAGCACTCTTGTTGACTTCAAGAGGACCTATCGTCTTCAATCCCACATAAGGAACATTATCTCCATATAACTGCCATTCAGGTATATGCACGGGATTGTTTGTTCCCGAAAATGCGGCTGCTTTCTGAATAACCAAGCGAAAGTATTGGTAACTTGCATATGCATTTACTGTGAATGTAGCGGATGTGACATTTATTGTCCATGGATAATTATCAACGTTATGAATTGCGTACCATTCGGATGTATTTCGTGAACCAAACACCGTCCAACTAGAAGGTGTATTAACGAAGTTTGTCGGTCTTTGGATTACGTAATTGTAAAGGAACACCTGCGAAGGGAGACCAAGTTGAATCCAATGGCCGAAATATGTGGTATCGGTAGCAGCATCGGTCGTAATACGATCGCCAAGACTTGGATCAAAGGTGGGGTTGTATGAAAGGTTTGTCGCCCAAAAAGTAGTGGAATTCCTATCGAAAGCAAGATGTGCTTTGTTTTGGTCAAAAGATGCCGAAGCGATGTATGATCCATTAAATTTTGTTATAGCTGCATTAGTTATGTTGTTGTTTACACTCGTCATTGGCCTTGGTGGAAACTGTGGTGGGGAGATAAATGTACCTCCCACGACATCTACCATGTTGACCGCCGTTGTCGAACCAATTCCAACGGCACCTTGAAAAGATGTGGGGTTGAGTACACTAGCTACACGATCTTTTGCCAACGTACCCGAGGTGATATTAGTAGCATTTGTTGTGTCTATTTTTGCAGAAGGCGCAAGCCCGGTGACATTAGAAGCATTTGCAAATATACATGCACCTCTTATGTCCCCTATCACATCCATTTTGTATTGTGGAGTGTTGGTACCTATGCCAATATTGCCACCGTCTGCTATTTTGAGGGCAATACCCGTCTCGTTATCATAAAACTCTGCAATCGCATAGCTAATTCCTTGACCTGCTTGAGATACTTTGAGCGCCGGACCAGCGCGTTCGTTGCGAATCACGACAGGATCGATGTTAGATGTCAACGTGTTGAGGAATACATAGTCACCTACAACAACGAGGTTAGATGCGGTCAAAGTGCCGTTTGAATATATGTCTCCTTCCACATGAAGGCGTTTCATAGGCTGGCTTGTTCCCACGCCAACATACCCATTGGTGGCGACGGTCAAGTTCATTGCTTGACCTTGGATGTACGGAAGCACAGACATATCCTATATTCATAATAAGATTGGTTCTGTTTATAACTCAACATCTATTTGTATCCATGTATTGGCGGCGTTTGCTTGTAAGAAGCACGATGATCCGATCGTAGATGTTGGTACCGTAGCATTTAATGCCGTTACCAAATTAGTCGAGGCATCTGGGACAGCAGTAACCGCAGCGGATAGCGCACTTCCAGGGATAATAGAGAATTGGTTGGTTGGTGCTGATTGAGTGAATTGGGAGGCCGATGTGATGGCCGTCCTCATTGGCACGGGTAAATTGAATAACAATTGTGCTTGTGTTGCGGTGACTATAGTACCCCCACAATACCGTGTGGTCGCACCTGTACCAGTTATCCTTGTACAATAACGTTGGCATAACATTGTTTCAATGCTTGTCGGTCTGAATTCATATGAGGTTGCCGCAGTGCCTCGCTCTAATTGGACACCTGTGATTTCCACATAATTATTTACAGTAGTCAGCCAGTTAGTGTATCCTGTTATGACTTCTGGTGATGTGGTTGCAGGCATATACCATCCATTATATACTCCACTGAAGCCAGGTCCTGTCCGAACAGAAGCGATTTGCACTGCCATCCCCGTTGTGGTATTGTTTGCAGCCCACCCAGCACCTGATCCCGGAGGTGGTGTTATAGTGAAGGTGTTGTATTGCCAGGTGTCTGCTGTAGTATATTGGAATGATTGGATGTGTGTTTGATTAAAATTGGCGACCGTGCTATTTTTTAAGGTCACATTGTAAAGTCCGGATACTTTGGCTCGAAACCAAAACGACAATGTCACCGGTGAACCTCTGCAGTTCCCAGTCCATCCAAAGTCGGATACATTGACGGCTTCGATACGTTGTTGTGGAACAAATGTAGTGACTGAAGTCAATGACACATCTATGTTTATTTTCCATGAAAAAGGAAAGCCGGCATTAAAGGGAGCATCAGATGAAGTCAGTGAAACCCGTGAGGTAGTGAAACGTCCTGTGATCATATCTGTGTCCACCAACCAACGATCTATAGTGCATGTCGCATTGGCGGCATTGATGATCGTGCTCGTATTTCCGCGTTGATCTATGCGGAAATCGCCGTTTATGATGCGGTTTTTGAATAAGCCCACACCACTTGCACTTAAGGAACCTGCAATTACAGTATTTCCCGAACTACCGATAGTCATAGGCGTGCGCGTTATTTGAGCACATCGGAGGAGTATTGCGGTTGTTGCAGTCGACGAAATGGGAAATTGAGAAGGAGTGAATGCCGAGGTAACCGCTGAGCCGTTAACCAAGCGGATGTTTGCAACATATGCATGCGTTTGGGAGCCATTTGTTGCATCTGATATGAAATTATTGCCAATGGTGAGCGGAGTGTTATTTTGGATTGCACTGGGGCTGACGACTTGAGCCGACGCATCGAGCACACCATTTAGGAATATGCGTATTGTAGACGTGTCACATGATACTAATATGTGATACCATGTGTTTTGAGCGAGGACACTTGTACCATCAATGCGTTGTGGAGATGCCGAAGAGTAATAAAATGCAAGCTTTCCGCCAGAAGTTGCCCCGAAAGACCAAGAACATGTAGACGACACCGGATCCATGAGCCCGATGAGGGACGGGGCGGATGAATCAAGGCGGGAAGCTTTAGTAAAAGTGGGATAGTTCACCCAACACTCCAGTGTAAATTGTGCTGACCACCAATTGAAGGAATACGCTGAATTCTGGATGGCTATAAAACTACCGTTGCGACCGGGAAGGTAGATAGAGCCTTCGGAAGGAATAGAAGGGAAAGGACCAACAGATGAGGCTATGGTACCGCCCGATAAAGGAATTATGCCTTGTGTATTCGTGACATCTTGTATTTGATATTCCTGGGTGTTCACTTGGATTGTGCTTGTGAGGTTGCTTGAATTGATAATATACGAATCCAATGTTGTTGTAGAGGACAATTGAAGAGGTGCATTTATTTGAACCGCACCGGTGTTGGCATTTATCATATTATTGGATCCACCTGCATTTCGGAGCTGCAACGACGGCGTCCCCACTGGTACATTTGCAAGAGAGATAATATCGTTCGGAGAAAGTGCCGCATTATATATACGAATGTCATCCACTTCTCCGTTGAATGCGGCCGTAAAAGAGGAAGACGACGATGGACTATAACGGGCACCCAATAAAAGTGCCCGATAAGTAAGACCGCTTGATATTGTCAGAACACTAGATGTGCGGGAGCCGTTTAAGTAAAGCGTGATGCCAGATGTGGTTATAGTAGCACACACATGATGCCATACATTGGTTGTCAATGTTGGCATATCTAACGGAGACGATGTTGTTCCGCCCTGATATTGTACAGTAATACGTGCTGATGCTGTGGAAGTCACTTGTATGTTTGTTGTATTCGGGTCTGTAAAGTCTCCTTGCAAACTTAGTACACTTCCTGTTGTAGTTACGTTGTATGGTTTGATCCACAAAGAAATTGTTATGCCATTAGTACCGACTGTAAGAGGAGTCAAGAATGGATATACAATGTAGCTGGATGGAGTAGAACCTTGGTTGTTTGTAAACATCATACTTTGAGCTACACGCCCTGCTGAATTGAACTGGATCATACCGTTGATGGATGGCGTACCAAGAATTGAGTTGCCGGCAGTATCAAACACATGATTATCACATGGAAGGTAAACTTGCAAGTTCGGAATGTTGTCCGGGCTCATGGTAAATGGGGTGATAAATCCCTCTTTTGTCACTGTCAGTGCATTTCGTCCAATGCGGTTGCCGATTTCCAAAGGTGCAAATGGTGTATCCGTCATGAGAGCATTATATGCTTGCAGCATTTCAACGTCTGTCAATGGTCGGTTGTACATGGCAGCACTATAGATGGATCCATTCAAGAAGGATGTGACGGCACTTCCTATTTGTGACAAGTTGTAATACCTATCAAAAAGCGGTCCGATGCTCAAAGATCCTACATCTGTTTGAACAACATTTTGAACGCCATTGACCCAGATCGAAACTGTTCCTCTGTTTGCCGGATCCACCCGGAATGCCAAAACGTAATGACGATCTTGTTCAAAAACAGTAGAAGCCGCCAACTCATAATTTGTATTGCTTTGGCGGATATTGAGTGTTACGGTTGTTGACGTGGCACTCCGCCGTAAGTGGATGAGGTTTGGTGATGAAGCACTATTTAGCGTAGAAAGGAATAAGAGTGTGTCATTTGATGTGATGGAATCGGTGAATTTGAATTTGGTGATGAAAGTAATGCCCTTGCTCCCAATATTATATGTACGTGATCCAAGGTCAAGGGAGTGTTTTGCAGCGGCACTGAAGTCTATGCTTTCTCCCGTGGTGTTAAAAATGGGAAGGTTGATATTGTTTAGAAAGAGAGACCGTGGGGAATACACATCAACCACCCACATTGCATCGGCTGGGAGAGTGTGAACACGTAAACATGCACTCGTTTCCATGGTGCTCACTGGGGGCACACATTGATCGGATGAAACATACGGAGTGCAATTCGTGCTCATAACAGGAAGCGTCATGTTGACAGGAGCATTTGTCCAACCCTGCATCATGTAGTTTTGCAAAATTTGTAGCTGATCGGTTGTAAGTGACTTGTCAAATATAAGTAAACCCGCATATGCTAAGTTTCCATATGAACTTACAAGATCATGATTTATAAATATGGTTGAAAATGTCCAAGACGTTGCTATATTGAAGATCATTTGGGACGTACCGATTAACATACCATTTTTGTAAAGAGATACATTACCGCCGGAAAGAGATGTGAATGTCACTGTGTAAAGTGCCCAGTCTTTATCCATGATGGTGTTGGGTACTTGCAGCGTCATGGTGGAGCTTCCATTGGTGACCACAAACTCTATTGTTGAGCCAGTTGATGACCTTCCTAGGTAGATCGCGGCACCCGTACCGTCGTTTTTGAGATGGAATATGCGGTCTCCTACACTTCCCGTTGCACCTGTTACAAAACACACTAAAGCAGATGCTGTGAAGCCACTCGTTTGCAAATTAAATGTTGTTGAAGGCGCTGACATCCGTTGGTTCGGTTGAAAGCGAACATGTCCGTTATTGGCATAGCCACCAGCCGAGAAGTACGTGGGTATGTTTGGAGAGGTTCCGCTGAAGCTTCCCCATGACGTCACGGGAGAGGAATTGGCTTGAGATAACAAGTCGCGAGCCTCTGCGCGGAGAATGGGACCCAGGTTCCCCAATCGCATATTACTTGTTTGAATTGAGACAAGTGGAGCCGATGCAACCTCGTTGAAATCAAACGATATGGATTGATTGCTCGTGTTCAGCAGGTATCCGTTGTTTGTAAGGACGGCACCATCGGTCACTTGCAGCCGTGCACGAGGTGTGGTTGTCCCGATACCGACATTGGAATTTATGAAGTTCAGTTTTGCCGGGGTGATACTCAAGTCTGCGATTTGTGCATTTCCGATGGCTAAATTGGCTATTTTAGAGGAAGTGACTGCATTGTTGGCTAACTTGCTACTTGTTACAGCATTATCTACGATCTTGGCTGTGGTAATAGTGCCGTCAATCAGGTTGGCAGTTCCGATAATATTGCTTGTGATGGAGTTTAAGCTTCCGTCCCATTGAATACCTGCGGCGAAAGAAGTAGTATTGCATCCACCATATATATTCCCTTGAACAAACAAGTCCCCGTCTATTATCAAACGCTCACCAGTGCGCACACCTCCACCCACGACATTTAACCATGGTGTCGATATGTTGGTGACGCTTTGATACAAATAGCCTGAAGAGTAATAGTCGGACGCCTCTGCATATGGCCAAACAACTATCTCAACCACATCTCCATTCGTAACCGGTTGAGAGAGGGTTATAGTAAATGTTGTTGTTCCATTTGAAAAGTTACGGGTCACTGTATAATCTGAATTGGTGGCATTGTAAACGTATTTTGTACCATTTATGAACACTTCAACGTTGGACGGAGATGCGAGGAAGCTGCCGGATGTGGACACATTGAAAGTAGTTTGGTTGGTGGTAGGAAAGAAGGTGCCACGGATTGGGGAAGCTTGTAGAGCTTGGCGAACGGAAATCTTATCGTCTACACCAATACCACGTACTGGAATTGTATAGACGATCGGAATAGCCATGCCATCGCCCCCGAATTGGAGTTGATGCCCTTTACCATTCACGGCGATGACAAAATCGGTGCCGTTCTGTTCGTTCACAACAACAAATGTAGTAAATGCTACGGTGTCGTAGTCGGACGAGTCACCTCCAATTGCCAAAAGAGGGGTCAAATAGTTTGCCTGGATACCGTCCGAAAATGTTCCCGGTGTAGCTTGATAAAGGCCGATCGAAGCCCAATTGACAGTGTCTATAGACACCAAGGGCGTCAAGTTCTTGAAAGGAAAGTTGCCGCTCAGCAAGTAGCGACCTGGTTTGAGCTTGAAGGAAAATAATATGCGGCTGGATGGTATCGGATCGTTGGTAAGAACAGTTTGAATGTTATTCACGCCATTATAGAGAGGCCATGAATTAAAGGAGCCCATTTGTCCAGCAAGGTCTATGATTTCCGAAGCAATCAAGCGACCATCAATACCAACGTTACCGACTATGCTTAGGTTACTCGTTGGTGCAGTGGTACCAATACCCACATTCGCAAGGAAAATCGCGTTAGTACCCCTTACGTCAAGCAAAGCTTGGGGGGCAGTCGTACCGATACCCACATTTGAATTTATGTTGTATATATTTGCATTATCATTGGTGATCCATTGGGTGGAAACCATGGGGACGCCATTTTGAAACACTGACCCAGATATATTGATATTTTTAATGCTGCTCAGTGTATTGTCCGAGAAATGAAGGTTGCTATTTGCATTGTATGATTGTATGTTGGAAGTAGCAATCGTTCCTTGAACATGGAGTTGGGCACTGGATGAGGGAAGCGCGGTTCCAACACTCACTTGTGTCTTACTTGGGGAATTTTCTTTGAAGATGGTGAAAAGTGCATTGGACAATCCCATGATGTATCCCGAGGTCTTTGGTGCATCAAGGTCGTAGAAACGAACATACGCATTAGATGTGATGTTTCCAAAAGTAGCTACCTCATTGCTGTTTTTAGACAACACATCAAGGAGATGACTGCCGAGCAAACTAGTACCTGTTGTTGCCATTTGCTTCCGGCTAAATCTTACTACTAGTCGGGTATATTTTTTTGATCAAAATCGATATAAAGACAAGATCGCGATTGATTATAATTATCCGTGAGAATGGAGTCTTCATCTTCTGCACCCGCCAAGAAGCGAGTTGTACTTGGACTTCCAGGTCGCGAGTTCAGCAGTAACTTCCTTATCTCCCTCGTTCGTTCACTCTATGCCTTATGGGATTCAAATAAGTACGAGGTAGTGATTTGCCCCGCATACTCGAGCTTCGTGACATTCTCCCGCATGAAGACACTGGGACTTGACGTGACTCGCGGCATTGACCAAAAGCCGTTTGATGGTATGGCTTATGATGTCTATGTAACCATTGACAGTGACATCGTCTTTTCCCCGGAGCAGCTCGTCGCCCTCATCGAAGCAACCGACGTTCATCCTGTTGTATCGGGGCTTTACCGCATGGCAGATCTTCAACACTTCGCTTGTGTAAAGAATTGGGACACCAGCTTTTTCATTGAGCATGGATCATTCCAGTTCATGACTCCCGAGGAGATCAAGGCATGGAAGGAAGAAACAAAACAAAAGTACCTCGACGTTTCCTACAATGGCATGGGCTTCTTTGCTTGCCGAAAGGAAGTTTTGGATGCAATGCAATATCCCTATTTCTATGCCGAGTTGCAAGAAATCGTCACCCCAGACGGCAAGGTGATGAGAGACATGTGCTCGGAAGACGTTGCCTTCTGCATGAACATTCAAAAGGCCGGATTCAGTGTCATGGTGGACACAGATTTAGTGGTCGGTCATGAAAAGACTCTTATCATTTAAGATAGGATGCGATATGTGTTATGTTATTTTTGTACAAAAAAACTTCAAATTGAATAGTAATGGCATCGCAGAAATACTCTACGATACTCACGGAAAATGCAAACTCTAACATCAGAATCTTAGCTAATAGCATTTCCTTTCAAAACTGGGGGTCGTCGGCGACCCAATCACGACTCTTGAGTGAAGTGCTTAATGAACGGAGCAACATAACGGTGATGACCATAAGGAACTCAAACGTAGGTATAGGTACGACTAATCCGAGATACAAGCTCGATATTGTTGGGGACGTCAATATAAAAGGCGACTTTTTCAATGACGGAAAGAGGGTACCTCTTTACTCTTGGCAGCTACAAGGGAATAACACATTGCTCTTGGATAGGAACTCAAATCTAAAAGTTGACGGAACTGCTACGCTCAACAACGTCTATGCATGCAACCTTACCGTTACAGGTCAATACTTCGTAGAGGGTGATAACATAGAGCTACGCAACCGTCTTTCACTTGCCCCCTTGCGATACTCTGAACGAGTGACGGTTGCCGAAAAGGATACCTTTGTCCTTACGGATATCGGGCGATACATGGCCGACGAACTTCATACTGAGGTATATATCAACGGCGCCAAGCTCGCATGGCAATCCCCTACCGTGAAGGACTATAGCGTAACATACACATATGTGAACAACACATATACGGAGTACACTGTAACACTGGTGTCGCCTGTTGAAAGCGGGGATGTTGTGGATATTAGTGTTTGGCCAACGTATTTGAGTGACCAAGTAACGCAACAACCGGGTTACGTAATCCAACAAATCCAGCATGGGTGGGCGTATAACGAACCCGATTTGACCACTGTGGGAAATGTAGGTATTGGAACGAGTGTCCCATTATCGAACTTGCAAGTCGTGGGAAGGTCAACTGTGCCTACTACAGTTACCATTGACAACTTCGGTACCGGACAGTCCATTTTGAGGTTGAGAGCAGGTTCCAATATGGCTTCGAGATCTACAGCCATTGAGTTTCTCAATGGAAGTAATAGCCCGTCAGCATATCAATGGAGTCTGGTAAATGACTTGGATCACGGCGGATCCAATCATTTCTCAATTGTCAACGCCGCTAAAGTTCCTTCTTTGACTCTACTCCAAAACACAAATGTGGGTATTGGATCCACATTACCTACGTACAAACTGGACGTTGAGGGTAATCTACGAGTGTTTTCAAGCACACCCGCATCAGTCATGTTGGGTAACTCAAAAACTCCCGTAGACCCACATGCCATGGTACAAATCATAGGCAATGCAAACAGTAATACATTGGCTCTATTTAACAACTCCCAAAATGAAGGCTTGCAAATGTGTTTCAGTAACGTATGGGGTCGGGTAGGACAAATCACAACATGGTCATGTAACATGAATTTATTTGGATGGAACCGCAACGGAAACTTGACCATAGACAGTGATGGAAACGTTGGAGTTGGTAGCACGTTGCCTTCATATAAGATGGACATCCAAGGAAGCTTGCGATCATTCACCTCAAATGTCGCGGGTGTATTATTGGGAAACACGGTGACGCCAATTGACCAAGATGCCGTCGTACAAATAGCGGGCACGGCCATTCGGGGATCATTGGCGAGCTTCGCGCCCACGGGCAATGCCTACACTCATATTTCTTTGAACAATACTGTGGGAGGGAGAGTAGCAAGTTTCATCACAAACAACTCGAATGTCAACATTTTCAATGTGAATAGAACCGGGACAATAACCCTTGATGATAGAGGTAACGTAGGAATAGGCACTACACGTCCGACCGGAGAGCTTCACGTATATGAAACCACTGGAAGCGCACCTTCTTCTTCCACCGGTACATTGATACTCCAACATAGTAATGTCGGTGGTGTATCCTCTATTGCGTTTCCAAGCGCAGTTTCCGCATCCGACTTTGGTTATATACAGTTTCATGATAACGTAGCGACCACTGAGGGTCTAAACTACTTCAATCTCCCTACTACCAATACGGAAAGCGCTGCTTTGGTGGTTGGGTGCGAAAACGATAGTTCATCTTCCATCGGTCCCGATACCGTAATGTTACGGGCGTCTGGTAACGTCGTCATTGATGCGCGTGCTGGAGTTACATACATGAGCTCTAACGTGGGCATCGGCACAACAAACCCTCAAGGCTGCCTCCATGTTAATCATATTAACCAGCTACCTCAAATCAGCGGATTGGCAGCATGGCATACAGGAGAATCCGTCAGCGGAACTACATGGAATGACCTTTCCGGGAACAATGCGCATGCCAGTATTTCCCCCGGCGTTTCTACTGGATATTTCCCAAATTCCACCATACCTTTCATATATGGTGGCACATCATCAAGCGTATCTTTCCATAGTACGATATTGCCATCCACATATACTCTTTTTCATGTATCAAAATATAACGGCTCAAATTACGGGCGAATATTCACCAATTCGACTGGCAGCTGGTTGTCCGGACACCAGGGTTCCAAAGCAGGTGTATCATTAAAAAATAATGTATGGGTAACCGCTCAAACGGATTTTCATGGACTTGAATGGGTAATATCAACGGATCAGAGCTTATCAAACTTATACAGATCTCAAGGTGTAACAAGATCTTCCTCCACCACATCTACAAATGGCTTGCCCATTGGTGTGAATACACGGACAAATGAACCTTCTGATTGGGCTGTAGCTGAAGTTATTGTGTACAATAGAGAACTGACTGTAGCCGAGTATACCAGGGTGGAAACATACCTCTTTAATAAATACGGAAGTTTCACTACTGGATTTGCGACACCACTTCCGACGATCGGGCGCGCTACGATTAACGGTACTGACTTAATGCGTGTCAATGCACAATCGGCACTAAGCATAACAGGAGACATAACCGCAGGTTCGTTTTCATCTCTGACCTTCCGTGGAACCCGTACATTCACTTTCAACCCTACAGGTAATACTACCAGATATTTCGTTGGGAGATTTAGCGGCGGCGGTTTGATTCGCCTTCTTATTCAAGATGTTGGGTGGGGTCATGGAGCTTGTGTCGAATTTCTATACAATATACACTACGATGGAACGGGGACGGCCTTAGTTACTCAAGCAAAACAAAATTACACCTTTTATAAATATACTAACACTACAGGTGATACATGGTTATATTTCAATGACAATGCGACCTCAAATGGAAATAATGTCAATTATACCGTATATGTATTCTCTTCTCAAACGTTTTCCACTCAGCTTGACACAAACGCCTCTACGGAAATAACCACCGGTATCTATAATAAAAATGGAAACATTGGCATAGGAACGACAAACCCTACTTTAGCATTGGATGTAGTCGGCAATGCACGATTGGCAACAAATAATCTAGTTTATTCGTTCACACGATCTCTTGGTGGAACGACGGGAAGTTTTTCAGAAATATGCACAATTACAGCAACAAATGGAGCTTATACTATGATTTTAAATGTCGTACATAGTGAGAATGGTTCATCAGAATCTAGGTGTTACATAACAAGTGTAAACTTGTTGGGGGCAGTTTCTACCTACTACGTTCTCAATCCAATATCATCTTCGGGCGCTTACAATGGAAACGATTGGAGTGTCGAGATACAACATAACAATAATATATCAACGCTCCGCTTGATGCGAATTGCAGGTACAAATACTGTGAACTTCACATGTACTTTAAGTATATTCCAAAGTAGCGCAAATCAAGTAAGTGTAACATCCTCAACAACTACCGGAACAGCGACACAAAGTACAACCGTGTTTCCGATGACTCAAATCGCTCAAGTGAATGGAAACATTGGCATCGGAACGACAAACCCTACACTAGCATTGGATGTAGTCGGCAATGCACGATTGGCGACGAATAATCTAGTTTATTCGTTCACAAGATCTCTTGGAGGAACGACAGGTAGTTTTGCGAATATATGCACAATTACAGCAACAAATGGAGCTTATACTATGTTTTTGAATGTCGTGCACAGTGAGGCAAACTCATCAGAATCGCGGTGTTACATAACAAGTGTAAACTCGTTGGGGGCAGTTTCAACCTTCTACGTTCTCAATCCAATATCGTCTTCGGGCGCTTACAACGGAAACGATTGGAGTGTCGAGATACAACACAACAATAATATATCAACGCTTCGCCTGATGCGAATTGTAGGTACAAATACTTCTAACTTTACATGTACTTTAAACATATATCAAAATAGTGCAAATCAAGTAAGTGTAACATCCTCAACAGCTACCGGATCAGCGACACAAAGTACAACCGTGTTTCCGATGACTCAAATCGCCCAAGTGAATGGAAATGTTGGAATTGGTACGACGAACCCTACTTTAGCATTGGATGTAGTTGGTAATACACGTCTAGCAACGAATAATCTAGTTTATTCGTTCACAAGATCTCTTGGTGGAACGACGGGAAGTTTTTCAGACATATGCACAATTACAGCAACAAACGGAGCTTACACAATGTTTTTGAATGTCGTACACAGTGAGAATAGTTCATCAGAATCGCGGTGTTACATAACAAGTGTTTACTTCCTTGGGGCGATTTCAACCTACTACGTTCTCAATCCAATATCATCTTCGGGCGCTTATAATGGAACACAAGATTGGAGCGTTGAAATTCAACATAACAACAACACATCAACGCTCCGCTTAATGCGAATTGCAGGCTCAAATACTTCTAACTTTACATGTACTTTAACTATTTTCCAAAATAGCGCAAATCAAGTAACTGTAACATCCTCCACAACTACCTCAACAGCCACGCCAAGTACAACTGTGTTCCCGACTACTCAAATCGCCCAAGTAAATGGAAATGTTGGCATTGGTTTGACAAATCCGTCGGTGAAGCTAGACGTATCGGGAAATATAAAAACATCCGGGTCTATGACTGCTGCAAGTCTTGGTGGTACTTGTATTTCAGACAGCCTTACAGATACAGCAACAAATGTTGCAGCTACTGCCAGTGCAGTAAGACGAGCAAATGAAAATGCTAATAATCGGTTGAGTACACAAACAGGGGGTACTGTAAGTGGTAGTGTTACCGTAACAGGATCAATGACTGCTGCAAGTCTTGGTGGTACTTGTATTTCAGACAGCCTTACAGGGACATCAACTACTGTTGCTGCAACCACCAATGCAGTACGACTAGCAAATGAAAATGCTAATAATCGGTTGAGTACACAATCGGGGGGTACTGTCAGTGGTAGTGTTACCGTAACAGGATCAATGACTGCTGCAAGTCTTGGTGGTACTTGTATTTCAGATAGCCTTACAGGGACATCAACTACTGTTGCTGCAACCAC